TCTCTTCAGCTTCTGGTCTTGTATCGTTGCCCATATAAAAAGGACTAAACGTCATGGTAGACCCATTACATTGTATGTTTGGGCCATATACCTGACGTGACGATGCACCGTTGTTTTGAAACTGTACGGCTTGGTTCGTCACATTACCCGTAGCTGCTGCTACAGGATTTGATTTGTTTACTGTATCTCCTTCAGCATATACAGGTGTTACTGAGAGAAGACAGAGAGCGATGTAGTAGTAGAGTTTATTGTATAGTTGCGTGTATAATCTCGCTGCTCGACTACCCCTGCTGCTCTTGTTGTTGTTTCTAAGCTCCATGGTAATGTGTTATCAGTAACTGTAAATACTGCATCACCACCAGCAATGCCAGCACTCGCTGCTGCTGTAATGTTAGATCCAGACCAAGTGTTTACGGCTGCACCGAAGACTTGGACTTGCTCTGTCTCTACGATAGTTTGAGTTGTTGTAGTTGTACTGTTCATAGACCCTGTAGTAAACTGGGGTGTGACAGTATTAGCTCTTGCTACTGCGGGTGATAACAGGGCTAAGAGAAGAATTAGTTTCTTCATGTTTTTGGTTTGTCTTCTTTTGACTTCTTGTTACCTGTAGATAGCCCAAACGTGGCTAGGGCTCCAGTAAAGATGGAAGCAACAAACGTGATATCCGATGATGCCCCAGTCTTTTTAACCATAGGTAACTCTACGTAGTTTAGTGTAATGATAAAACCAGACCAGATAACTACGCCTAGACGCACCATGGCTCCTAGTATTTGCATCTGTTCGTCATGGTCATCTACATTCTCTTTGATTTTTCTGAGGATGCCTTTCTTTTCTGGCGGTTTTGTTTCCATTTGTTTATCTTGCCTTGTAAGAACTTTTGTATTTTTTCCTGCGATGGTAAAGTGATACTAGGTAAGGGTGGAAAGTGTATTTTTGGTGGAGGGTTTTCTGTTGTTTGCACCTCCTTTGTACCTTCGGGTCTTCGTAAATCTTGCGGAGGTACGACCAAAGGTTGATATGAGGGAACATCTGCTGTAGGGAGAGGTAAAGAAGGGGTTTGTATAGGCGTTACGTTGGGGATTGAGATTCTTGGTAAGCCTTCCATGCGTCTTTTACCTCTTGTGTCCAGACTGCGTTACATATTGCAACGACCTCGTTTGGTTCAGATCTTTGACTTAGATCCATGTCTGGATATAATACATATCTTTCAAATGCTCTTGTAAGTTCTTTGCCATCTTTTTTGATGACTGTTGCTTTGCGAACTTGTACCGCTTTATGTGGAGCGATGACTTCTATTTTATCGTATTCTATTGATTCTGTTAATGCCATTTGTTTTTAATTAAGCTGTTTCGTAAACTAATGATAATGTCCAGTTACCACTTCCTGAGGCAAAATGACCGTTAAATTTAATTTGAGTTCCGCCTTGTGCAATATAACAAGCTTGTGAAGCAGCGATTTCTTGATGATTACCACCACTATACCTACATATTGTACCTACAGAGTTAGGTTGACTATGAGCAGTAAAAGGTAGTCCAGTAATATAATATATGTTTTTATTACTTGCACCACCATAAGCAAATTCAAATATTGAAATATATACTCTATTTCCAATTTTAGTATATTTGCCATCAGCGTTTGTAACTAAAGTAACACCACCGTTTTCATAATATGAAGCATTGAAAGTTCCTTCTTCATAGTCGTCAAGTGCGTTGGCTGCTGCGGTGTCTCCGTTAAAGGTTACGCCATTTGGAGTTATTGCAAATCTTTCAGTATTACTACTACCACTATTAATTTTAAAAGTTAATTTAGAAGGTACATTGTTAGCACCACTACCAGTAAGTTTACCTTCTACTGTAATTCCTGATTTCCAAGCTGAACCATCCCACGCAGCCCAATTAATACCACCCATATTGTCACTAGCACTAACAGCACCACTAGCACCTCTTATTTTGTTAAATGTTAAGGCAGAAGTATTGCCGCTATTTTCGTTATTAACAATATTGATGCTTGATGTATTGTAAGCTCCTAACGTTTGAATACCTCCAGAACTAGTATAGGGTAAACCAGTATTTACATTACTTGTACCTATAAGAAGCTTATCACTCGTAACATGAACATTTGTCTCTCCATTTAAGGTGTTTGCAGTATTAGAACCAGTAATAACTCTGTTCGCTCCGTTGCTGTTTATTGTTGTGCCAGTAACAGTTTCAAATGTAGGGTCTGCTCCGTTGTTTGCACGTAGGAACTTACCATCGTTAGATGATGTGCCATGTTCTAGCTTGGCTAGTGTGATAGCTTCATCATAAATTTCAGCAGTACCTACAGAGTTATTACTCATGTGACTATTAGTAACTGCATTAACAGCTATTTTATTTGTAGTAACAGAATTATCAGCTAGTTTACCTTGTGTAACCGCTCCTCCATGAATTTTATTTTCTGTTACTGCACTGTCTCCTATCTTAGCTGTGGTAACATTTCCATCTGCTATTTTAGTGCTAGTAACAGCAGCACTTACAATTTTACCAGAACTTACACTAAGATCTGCAAGTTTAGCTCCAGTAACTGCACCATCTTGAATTTTAACTGTACTAACAGCGTTTGTGCTTAATGCTGTAGTATCTACATTTTCAGAGGCTATTTTAGCACTTGTAACTGAACTGCTAGCTAGTTTAGCGGCTGTTATACTACCATCAGCTACGGAGCCAGCTATATTAAACTGACCAGCCATGCTTGAATGACTGCTGCACTGATAGTACAGTATGTCAGGAGAGTCGTGTGGTACAGTAAATACTATCTCTGTGCCGTTACCACCTCCATTGTTTGTAACTCCTGTGTTATACGCATCGTTAGTGCCACCATTAGCTATGCTAGTCTTGATGTAAAACGGATGCCCACCAGAGTTATTTTGAAATATGTATGTATGACCTCTAGTCAGGTATATGGTAGGATCATTTACCGTGCCGGTTAGACCCGGCCCAGTAAACGTATAGTCGCTAGTGCCGTTAGCACCTAAGACCCATCTAAGAGAATCCTCTACACCTGTTGAGGCTATTTTAGTTAATGTCATAAATTACCATCCATATGATAAAGTAGCAGAACCAGAATCCCATTGTCCATTTTGAAGATTAAATTCAACTCTGTCTAAGCTAACATTATTAGATAAAGTTCTAAAACCACCACCATGAACAACGTGTTCGGATGATTCTTGTCCACATACCATAGTACAAACCCAAAGATCATTTTGCCCGTCATCGTGTAAAACCATATGAGCTATACCGTGACCCGCATAAGATGCGTCGGCTTGATAAAATTCAAAGCCAGCACCTTGGGTTCTACCACCAGCACCTCCAGATAAGTTTTCGTGCATCCAAGTACCTACATAATTACTGGTCATAAAACCAGAGGTACTATCACCTATTCTAAGTACCATTCTGTTAGCATTAGTGTTGTGACTTACATTCTCAAAACTTACCATAATACGTCTTACACCAGCTGGAATACTTGTCCATTGTACTACACCCTGACCGCTAAGACTGTGTTTAGTATGTAAAACCATATTACCGGGGTATTGTTGTGTGCCTCCAGTGGCAAAATTAATAGCCATTATGATACCTCCGTTAAATTAAATTTATATGTTTTACCAGAACGATTATTTTTTAAGAACAAGTCTGATTCTCCTTCAACTATAGTATAATTACCCCAAGTGCCATCTATACCATTATCTCCTACACTTTCATTAGATAGTTGTAAATCTTGTGTATATATGTTTCTCCATCTATTACCAGACGACCCTAAGTCATAGGTGTTAGTAGTCATAGGTAAAAAATGTCCAGCAGAAGTGAAGTAAGCACGACTTGCAGCGTTAGTAGCAAAATACAGGTTTCCATTTTCTCGGTTATAAACATAACCATGCTGATTATAACCAATTATGTCAAAACCATTATCAATTGTAGAGCCAGAGTTTGAGTCAGTTAATTTTAAAACTGCTCCTGTGCCCGGAGCGTGTACTTGTAAGTTTCTACTATATTGAGTTGCTGGTGTGGTTACACCAATTCCTAAATCGCCAGTAACTGAAGCCCCCGCATTTGTTGTCTCAAACTTTTTAACATCATTATAATTAAGTTCTACTGCACCATTAGTATCAAAAACAGCCATTGTGTCTGACCCAGCCATTATTTTTAAGTCAAAATCATTAGCTGAATCAATTATATTAAACGATCCGTTGTGATAAATTTGTAGGTCATCACCACTTCCGCATATAACTTTATCGTTATCAGCTAAAGCTAATCCTCCTCCACTAAGACTTACAGAACCAACATCTAATCTACCAGCACTAACTTCCACGCCATTTGCTGTTGTCTCAAAACGCTTTGTGTTGTCGTGATATAACTCTACGGCTCCGTCAGGTATAAATTTTGCAAGAACTTCAGAACGATCTTTCTGCAACATTATACGGGTGTTTGTACAAATTTCTAAGTCACCTGTTCCTGTTTCTTGGATGACACTATGGCTTCCATCGTGAAAAATTTGTAAATCATTTGAACCACCTAACATTAAACGGTTTAATGCACCATTACCAGCAGCACCATCACCAAAAGATATATTATGACCATTTGTGCTTAATGCACCGCCTAGCTGTGGTGAAGTGTCACCGACTAGATCTGTGTTAACAGTGTTACCAGATGCTGCTGTGATACGTCCCTGAGCGTCTACAGTGATGCTTGGGATAGAAGTTGATGAACCATAGCTACCAGCAGTTACAGACGTGTTAGCGAGCTTTGCAGCAGTCACTGCATCATCTGCAATCTTAGCTGTTGTTACTGCGTCATCTGCTATTTTAGCTGTACCAACTGCATTAGCACCTAGTTTTTGGTTAATAACTGCACCGTTATTTATCTTTGAACTAATTACTGCATTATCTGCTAGTTTACCAGCAGTTACAGCTGTGTTAGCAATCTTAGCTGTAGTTACGTTTGCATCTGTAATCTTTGCAGTTGTAACATTTGCGTCTACAATCTTAGCTGTTGTAACTGATCCGTTCTGTAGTATTGCTGATGTAACTGTGTTGTTACTTGGTGTGCCTATTCCGACTGTTGACCCGATGACAGTAACAAAGAGGCTAGCACCGTTAGCAGGGGCGGCCCCAAAAATAATGTCATTACCCACAAGAACGAAGCCCTCGCTTGGCTGACTGGATCCACTGTTAGGTTTCTGAATGACTCCATCGACGCTAACAATAAGTTGTGCTGCATTGGTAGGTGCATCTGATATAGTAAATCTATAAGCTGTTCCATTTGGTGTTGCACTTCCTCCACCTGTATTTGATGAGCTAGATATTGTAGATATAAAGAAGTTACCGATAGCTGTAGCCTCTTCCCATGCAGAGTTTGAACTAGAGTAAACCATAAGCTTACTGTTAGTTGTGTCATACCATAAGTCACCACCATCTAGAGAAGATGTAGGTGCAGAAGATGACACTCTGTATCTGTTTGAGAATGAGTTAACTGTCGCACTGATAGCTGCAATATCCGCAGCACTAGCTAGCTGTTTGTGGAATGTATATGTATGTAATGTTGTTGTAGTCTGTACCTGTAGTCCACTGCTTGCAGCTAAACTTGTGTTACGTAGTGTTGTTGGGAACCCAGTTATAGTAACTGTGTTACCTGTGCCAGCACCGTTAGCTATAGTTGCTACACCAGAGCTATTAATACTAATTGCACTACCACTGCTAACTTGAGATATAGATACAACAGTACCAGCACCATTGCTTGGGTCTGGGTTAGCTGTAGGAAAACTTGTTTCATCTGCTATAGCTACAAAACCACCAAGAGCATTAGTAACTGCAAGTATCTGATCGTTTACAGCTTTTGATGTAGGTATACGTACGTCACTGTTTGTAGAAACAGAAGTCTCGAGTGTAATACCACTAAGCTGGTTTAGTTCTGCTGTAGTAGCTGTAAGAGGTGTACCACTTGCTAGGATTGATGCTGTGCCAGATTGCATACCAGCTAGTGTTGAAAGCTCACCGTCAGCTATCTTGTCAGTTGTAACAGCGTTGCTTGCTATTTTAGATGATGTTATCTGACTGTCAGCAATATGTGCGGTATCTATACTACCGTCAACATAGTGTTCTGAGTTAATACTGTCGTCAGCTATCTTAGTACCATCAACTGCATCTGCTGCAATCTTGGCTGTAGTGACCTGTAAGTTACCTATGTGTGCAGTATCTATTGACCCATCTACATAATGTTCTGAGTCTATGCTGTCATCAGCTATCTTTGCATTTGTAACTGCATCAGCTGCAAGCTTTGCTGTCGTAATATTTGCATCTGCAACTGCACTTGTAGTTACAGTACTAGATCCAAACTTAGCACTTGTTACAGCACCATCTGCTATTTTAGCTGTGGTAATCTGTGCGTCTGCTATGTGAGCTGTATCAATACTGCCGTCTACGTAATGCTCAGAATTTATCTGGTCATCTGCAATCTTAGCACCTGTTACTGAGTCAGCTGCTAGTTTAGCTGTAGTAATTTGTGCATCTGCAATATGTGCAGTGTCAATACTACCATCTACATAGTGCTCAGAGTTGATTTGGTCGTCAGCTATCTTTGCACCAGTTACAGCATCAGCTTTGATCTTACTTGTTTCTATAGCAGCATCGTCTATATCATACGAGTGTATAAGATTAGGTATCTGCTCTTCTTGTGCTCTGTATAAAAGCTGTGTTGTGTTGTTATTTAAGTCAGCTGCTTTTACGGATGACCCTGCTGTAAATGTAGCCTTGGCTGTATCTACATTAGTGTCACGATATA